TTTTAGCCGAAACATTGAAATCTTTTAACCGTTAGGTACGTATGCCCTGGAATTCTACTGCTCCCATCGGATCTATATCCGTAAAAGCCAATAGGACAATTTTCAATCAGAATTTTACCTATATTGAAGATACAATGGGAAAAACTGCTGTTGGCTCAAATTCATCCTCGACAAAAGATCACTTTTGGAATGTAGATCCCGCACTTGATGGCCACCACAGATTTATGAAAGGCCCAGAGTTTACCGATTCTCTAGGCGCTCCATTAGATCCAGGAGTTTCAGCGGGACAAGGCGTATTTTATTTCAAACGAACATCTAACCGAGTGCAAGGGTTTTATAGAAATACCCATGGAATTTATCAGGCAATACCAAACTATTTAACAGGAACATTTGTTGTAACTTCATCATTTCAAGTATTTACTGCAATACCAGCAAATACATATGGAGATATTGTATTTTTTAGAGCTGATGAAACCGATGAAGATACAATGCAAACAGGATTTTGTAAATCAACGGCATTTGACTCGGATGCTGTAGCATATCAGCTAACTAATGCCGGAAATGGTAGCAGATTTGCAAGTTTAAGATTTAAAGGTTCTGTAGGATTAGATTTACAGGTAAGAACAGAAGATGCAGATAGTGGCAATACTTGGAATTGGTACGTAACATTTAGGGCATATGCTTAATGGACATTTATGAAATTGTTGGCTATGCAACAGGGGTTTCTAAAGCAGGGGTAAATTACATACAGCCTACAGATGCATTTCAAAATATCATAAATGGCTTTATCAATCGTCAAGTGCTACAATCTAGACAAGGCGTTGGATATTTTTGCCCAAGGCTTGCTGGAGAAACACGCATATTTGGCATATTTGAGCATACATTGCCAGATTCTAGCAAAGAACTGCTAGCAGCCGACCAAAATCAACTCTATAAATACAATCTAGCGACGGGTGTATTCGACCCTATCCCTTTTGGGGGGAGCTTGGCAGCATATGCAGGCTTTAATATCCCATTAAAATATCAGTATATTTCTGGCACATCATATCCAACAGCGGATAACTTGCCGAGATTTGTATTTACCAGTGAAGGGATAGCCCCAAATGCTGGATCATCAGTATTTTTCTATGATGGCATAGAAGTTAAAGATTTTACCAATGCCGGAGATAATCCAGATTATGCAGCACCACTCCAAGGCCAGTTAAATTTTGCTACATTCGTGCTATGGTTCAATGAGAGGCTAAATTTTGTTCTTCCAAGGATTGCTAACGTTGATTACAGCCAGGGAGTATTATATTCAGGCATAAGAACTGTGTCAGGAAATGGGGATAAATTCAATGTGTCGGGATCTGGACTATTTCAAGCTGATACGTATCAAAATATTACGGGCGCAACTATCCTTGGTCAAATTATGGTGCTTAATTTTGACCGTATGGCCTATACGCTAGAAAAAACACGGGATGCTTTTAATCCATATTTTGGCCGTGCTGTACCAGGACCATTAGGAACAAATGCCAAATTTTCGCCAGTTGTCTGGGATGATAAAGTCGATTCTCTTGGAAAAACAGGAATCTTAGCAGCCGATGGGCGCCAAAATCTCAGAATTGATAATAAAATTCCATTATTCACTAAAGATGAGATTGACCAGGTGGATTTTAGGCTTTCATATGGTGGATTTGACAGAGAAAACAATCAATTTCTATGGGCATATAAAATTTCAGAGTCTGATAGTCTTACTCAAAACTCTGTGCTCGTAAAAAACTATGAAGAAGACTCATGGTCGGTATATGACCAGCGATTTAGCGTATTCGGTCAAGCTGATATAGGTAGATCACTAACCTGGGATGATATCGACGAAACGGCAGGGAATAAGTCTTGGAAAAGATGGAGAAATACTGAAGAGGTTTGGGATGAAATAGGTCTTGGGCAATCAGTGCAAAAAACCCTTGCAGGCGATGACCTAGGCTTTATTTATGAGCTAAACCAAGATTTCGACGATTATTTTACTGAAATAAGTGCTATAACTCAAGGAGCAACCACATTTCTAACAGTAGATGCAAGTGGCATTTTGGCGGGGGATCTTGTAACCATTTCCGATGTTGATGGCCTCTATGATGCAGATGGCGAAAGTGGCATAAACAACTTTGATGAGGATACGGATGAGTACATAGGTGGTTTATATACCGTGCTTTCGTCTACGCCAACATCGATAGAAATCAACCTAGATTCTCAGATTCTAACACCGTATATTTCTGATGGGCAAGTATCGAAAATTATCTCTTTTAGTGCTGAAACCATTCCATTCAATCCATATCGACAAATAGGCCGAAGATGCTTTGTTTCTCATGTAGAATTTCTCCTAGATACAAATGGTGGAAATTTGCAGGTAAGTGTTTACGCAGATATGCAGGAAACACCCTTTAAGCAAGACATTTTGATAAAACCCGATATCACAAATCAAGCAACACAGTATATTTCAATGTGTGTAGATCAAGAGGCAAACTTCTTAACTTTCACGATGAAGCAAGAAAACCCTGCTACCCAGGTTAAGCTTACATCGATGCGCATACATTGCGAGCCAGGAGGGTTAACTAGTGGCTAGAGTATCTGATTATTATGATTTTGGTGATCCTAAGGATATGGATTTTGAGCAACTCATAATCAATTTAGAGCGTATGTATACAGACATTGCAACGGCTCTAAATAGCAAGCCAGATCTATATGAGCGCGATACCGATGGGCTTGTATCAGATACTTTTCTTGCTCAAGGATCTATAAACATCAATAGCACTACAAGAAAAGTGCAGATGCTTACAGCTCACACATCGCCTACAGCGGTGATATGGACTACATTAAGCTAGGGATAAATGAAAAAATATAGAAAAAAGCCTATAGTTATAGAAGCGGAGCAATGGTTTCCCTTTTCAGCTATTGAAGGTGTTTTTACGGTAGAGCATGCGCCGGAGTATGGCATTGATTCCTATGGGGCAATCTTTACCCTAGAAGGTGAGATGAAGGTTATCCCAGGCGATTGGATCATTCGAGGCATTAAGGGGGAAATCTACCCATGCAAAAACGAAATATTCGAATTAACTTATGAAGAAGTAGAGGCATAAAATGGTAGCTCCAGTCATTATCGCAGCTGCATTGCAAGCGGCAGGTTCGGCAGCCGGAGGGTACTTATCTGGAAAAGGAAACGCCCAAAAGGAAACCAAGATTCAGAAGCAACAGAGGCATCTTGTCGATGAGCTAATTAATTCTCTATCTGGCAATGGTCCATATGCCGACCTGTATAACCCAAGTAATGAAGCATTCCAAAAGTCGTTTGTAGAGCCTGCAAAACAGATGTTCAACAATCAGATTGCACCACAGATTCAGCAACAATACATTGCGGGCGGTCAGCAAAGAGGAACAGGGCTAGACGACCAATTATTAAGGGCAGGCGTTGATCTTGATTCCATGTTAAACCAATATATGTATCAGCATCAGCAAGACGCATTAAATCGCAAGCAAAGCACTATTAGTAATATCTTAGGACAAGGGGCAGGAGCACCAAATCAGACGACAGGAGCGCAAGATATTATGTCCGGCCTTGGTGGATATCTATCAAGTTCAGGCTTTTCAGACCAACTTGCAAATCTAACTAAAGGGCCCCCAGGATCAACACCATCTATACCACCAGCAGTTCAGGCCCCTCCAACAAGAAATGGTTTTAAACCTGAGTGGACAGATTGGAATCTAGGAGACAAAAGGTGGAACTCATGAACCCAGCATTTTATGTCGGCCAACAGATAGGCGAAAATCTAGGCAACTCATTTCGCAGAGTTAGCGATGAGAATGCAATCGAAAAGATTTTAGCCGAAACATTGAAATCTTTTAACCGTTAGGTACGTATGCCCTGGAATTCTACTGCTCCCATCGGATCTATATCCGTAAAAGCCAATAGGACAATTTTCAATCAGAATTTTACCTA